TAAAGGTAATATATGGCAGAGACATATACCCCCACAGAAGGCATGGCTACTGCCGCAAAAAGAGCCTTAAAGTGGAAAGAAGAAGGAAAGCCAGGAGGCACAGCAGTTGGGCTAGCACGCGCTAACCAGCTAAAAGATCGTGATCCTCTTAGCGCTACCACAGTACTACGTATGTACTCATTTTTTAGCCGTCACGAAGTAGACAAAAAAGCCACTGGTTTTAACAGTGGTGAAGAAGGTTTTCCAAGCAAAGGTAGAGTAGCTTGGGATTTGTGGGGCGGAGATGGTGGATACAGCTGGAGCCGTCAAAAGCGTGATCAAATTATGCGTGAACGTGAAGATGCAAAAGCATTAGAATTTGCAGCTGTATTTTTATCTAGTACTGATAATTAAAAAGAAAGCCCCGTATATTGCTATACGGGGCTTTTTTAATTTCTGTTTGTAATATGCCAAGCACTTTGAAAAAGTACTTGTAAGGCTTCATAAGGGTTAGTTAGTATAATTGTACTTACATTATCTATATTAGTGCCGCTTTTAACTGTTACTTTACGATTTCCAACTGGAGCGCCAATCTGTAGTTTTATAATATACTCAGTTCCTTTAGGGGCATCGTTTGGTAACGTAATAGTAATTGGTTTTTCATTACTAACACCAATGTAGTAGTCTGTTAGTTTAGCTGTATAATCTTCACTTACTACTATTGTATTCCGTGATACAGAACCACTTGGACCAACCGGACCTTGTGGACCAGTTTCACCTTGTGGCCCTTGTGGGCCAGTTTCACCTTGTGGACCAGTTTCACCTTGTGGGCCTTGTATACCAGGTAATCCGTCTGTTCCTGGCACTCCTTGCGGACCAGGTTCGCCTTGTGGGCCAGCCGGTCCAGGAGGGCCTGGTGGTCCAGGTGTTCCTACTGATGCCGTATAGTTAATTATATCTATATCATCCGGCAATCTAGGAACAAATGGAACCATAGGCCACCCAAAAGGCATACTTTGTTGTTGCATCATATGCCTTACCTCACATATTAACGAATGTTAGTATTTGTATTAGCTGGGTTAGCGGTTAAAGTACCACTACCAACATTAATAGCTTCATTTGTACTGCGAATTTGTTGTCCCAAGCCCCAGATTAGGTTAGCAAGCTGACCATACTGGGCTTGTTGTTGCTGTTGTTGTTGCATCTGGTTGATATTGTTGGTTGTTGTAACTTCAACACCGCGACCAATATTTGCCGTATTTTCACGACTACGTAATTCAATAATAGCTGCGTTAGCATCAGCTAGTTGACGTTGTAGATTTAGTTCATATTGACTTGTAATTAATGCACGAGTCTTCTCACCATCAGCTGAAATATCTTTGCTTAGTTCATAGCGATTTTCCATGATGTTTTGCTGAATTGCAGCTTGACCTTGCATTAAGGCAACTGAATTTTGATTTACTACATCTTTTAAGCTATTGATCTGAGCAACTGTGGCTTGAGCAACTTGTGAAAGTTGACCACTTAACATATTGGTCTGCATTGAGTTAGAGTTTTCAATTGCTGCTTGAGAAACTGCAACTGCTTTATCTACCCCACCAATAGCACCCATCAAGTCCATATTAGCTTGATTTTGTTCTGGAGGGTTACGAAGTGTAGCGCCTAAGGCGGCTCCGCCTGCTCCATCTCCACCTAGTAAGTTTCCGTTGTTGCGTAGGAGGCTTCCTAAGATAAGACCTCCGATTAGGCCTCCGCCTCCACTGCCGAAAAGACCATCGCCACCACCACTACCCGCACCCATAATCATTCCTGGTGTCATAATTTCTGCCATATTTTTTCCTTTGACTGAATTTTTTGTATCACAAAAGTTCGTAAACCACTCACGAACTACTAATATTATAATACTTTTGTTATAGCAGAGCAACCTTATTTTTACGGCTACAGGAGTAGAAATGCACGTTACTAAGAAATTATACTCGATACTCGATCTTCCACCATAAACGAATATAACAAAAAAGCCCTCTAAGATTTCTCTTAGAGGGCTTTTTCTATTTGGGTTTAATTACTGTGGAGCAGCTTCTGCAGGAGCAGCTTCTTGCTTGGGTAATTGTGCTTCAGCTTGTTCACGAATCTTCTGTGAAAGAGGATTTGCAATTTTTGCTGGTAGTTCTTGTAGACCAGCTAAAACGCAGTTAACTTCATCAACAGAAAGGTCGCTTAGGGTGAATTTCATATCGTTCATGTTCTATGTAAAAAATAGGGTTATTTAATTGGGCAAGCGCCCGTTGCACACTCAGCATCCAGAATTTCATCGAAGCTGTTGGTGTTGTTTAAGTCGACTTCTTGGAGATTCTTTACATACTCCATATAGTCTTCTTCGGTTACGACCTCTTGTGGAAGATACAAATAACCTAAATCTTTAGCAGTTTTGGTTGGGTCTGTTCTATAGATAAAACTTACGCCAACATAGCAATCCCAGTTATCCATTAGCCAATCAATAATTGCTGGTACTTCACTAGGATCGTAACTAATTGTTACTGAAGTATTTTGCTGATTCCAGCTAGTCTGTAGCAATTTGTAACGCTCTAACTGCAATACCGCAGATTCGATGTTAACTTCTTTGCCACCAACTTTATCGAATACTACTCCATCCCACATTACTGGGAACGTAACAAGTACTCCAGAATCATCAACAGGATGATTAATAACACGATAACCCGCTTCACGTAGCTTTTCAACCACAGGGTCATGTTTCGAGAATTGAACATTGTTGAAAATATACTTTCCTAGCGGTTTGTGTACACCTTCGGTAGTATCCATAATCTTGGACAGTGTACCTGACGGCTTAATACAAGTAACATTCTTGGGTGCTGGTAAGCCTAGTTCATGGGCCATACCAATAGCAGCACCTGTAGCTGTACGCTTTAAGTACTCGTAGTCATAGCCAGTCATATCAGGACGTTTAGCGATGCCCGTGAGGCCGACTCCACAAAGACGCAAGAAGTAATTGTTGAGGTGCCAGGATTCTTGCAGTATTCCATCCTGTAAGTTAACACAAGTTTGTCTGTAGTTTGCACGAGCCGCCAATCTGATCGCTTCGTGGAGTCCAGCGGTGTCGCCCTTGAACTTGGCGATATCTGTTTCTGTGAGGTTACAGAAACTTTTATTTCCGAGCAAGATCTCGACACATGGGTTTGCGCCCTTAAACCAAGGGGCTCTGCGTAATGCTTCAACTTCGTTGATAAAACCTGGTTCACTTCCACCTGCCTCCAACATTAGTTGAAAAATCTTTTCTAAGTCACTGCGTAGTGGCTTTTCTTTGAATACTAATGAGTTATTAGACTGTGTACGGTGAGCATTATTATGCAACCACCAATCTTTCTTTGCTACAGCAAACTCTTCCCACTCGGGTTGACCGTAATCAAAAAGCGCGATTTCAGCACTGCGACGACTGGATAAAATAGTGCCAAGATGGTTAACAATGTCAAGAATATCCATCCTAGTAAGTAAACTATCAGCACGACCATTAAGTATATTGGCGATAGCAACATAAGCAGTACTAATTGCGCTATCACCTGAACTAATCCAGCCATAGCCCTTTAACCTTTCACCAGCAGGTCGTAACTGACTAAAGTCAAGTACGAGAGTATCAGCAGGGTACTTACCCGCAAGAAGCTTTCCAATAGACTTTGCCCAAGCTTCTGCACTGTCTCCGACCTGAATTGTCCAAGTTTTAGTTTCTGGGTCAAATGTTTCAGTGTTGTACTCATTACCGCCTTTTTCAGTACGTTCGCTACGAATTACGCGAATATTTTTAATAGGCTTAGAGAATCCATTTAATGTGCCTACAATTGGCTTGAATCCGACGCCGCAGCCTTGTAGTAACAACCACAGAACGTCAACTACATCATAAATGGTCTCAACGTGTGTAAAGCTACAGTTAAATTGTGATGCTTCACGATTTTTAGCTACGCTAGTGCCGCCTAGCCAAAGTGTGCGTCCGCTCATTGATACTTTGCGATCTAACATTAATTGTTCTAGATCATAAAGTTCTGCGTATTCTTGATCGTTTAAGTCTCGACCTACTGCTCGTTCCCATAACCACTGTTGATGGTCGATAACACGAGCAACTGTTTCTTGCCAAGTTTCAAATTGTTTTCCGTCGTCTGAAGTTGGTCTATTATATGTACGACGTGTAATTACTTGTGCTCTTGTGCTGACTGCCATGATTTCCTTTATGTGCCGGTACTGCCGAATCCGCCAGTACCACGTTGTGTGTCGTTCCAAATATCTGTAAATTCAGGTAACAAAACTGGCATGATAACCAGCTGAGCAATTCTATCACCACGCTGAATTTTATAAGGGTCTTCTGAAATATTTTTTAACAGAACTTTGATTTCCCCACGGTAGTCCGCATCAATAACGCCTACGCTGTGAGGGATTGTAATTCCCTTTTTTCCTTGAGAGCTTCTGTTAAACACAAAGCCTGCGTAGCCCTCTGGAATTTTTGTCGCTACTCCTGTACCAACAAGTTTTTGTTCGCCAGGATAGATTTCCAAATCTTCAATGCTCATTAAATCTGCACCAGCATCGGTGGGATTAGCACGTTTTGGAAGAAATTGTTTATCTTCAACCAAACAAGGGATTAGTTGTTTGATTTCGCATCCGCGATTGTGATCGTATTTTGGATTAATGTTAAAA